AAACTCACCCGTAGATGGGCTTTTAAGGTAGCAGTAGCGTGTAGTTCCTATTGGTGTGATTACGTTCATATCTCGTTTTATCTCCTTGTTATGCGAAGTAATACTCTGAGTCGATAACATCGTTTGGATCTAATGTTCCATACGCTGGCAACTCAGGTAATTCCTTCTCTGTTTGTGTTGTGACTTCGTCTCTAAACTTAGAGAGTATGTCGGTTGAAAATATTTCTGCTGTGGCTTGTCGAATACAGGTAGCTAATGTATCGCAGTTGGTAGAGTGGGTAGCAAATGAGTCATGTACCATTGCAAGCGAGTCTATGCCCGACGCTTTGGCGTACAATGCAGTCTTCTGAGCTACGCTTGCATCGAGGCTATGAACGAAGTTAGGGCTGATACCATTTGATTGTCTAGCTTTGTCCACCTTACCTACGATGTCCTCACGACATTTTAAAGTTACAACCTTGTCGCCAAGTAAAGTACCAATCCTTTTGATCGTCCTGGCACGATAGTTCTGTACGATCTTTAACCCGTTTGGAGTCGTCCATTTGACCGGTAAGTTATCTTTGTTCATTACTTTTACCAAGTCACGAAACCAAGTCATTACCTTGTTCTGTTTCTTTAAAGCTTTGTTCATCGCCGTCCATACCAGCTCAGTCAAGTAGTTCAAGGCTTCAGGTGTATCCCGTAAAAACGGGTCATGTTCATTCGCTTCTGTCTTTTTATGATACCAATCGCTCAGTAACTCTCTGCATGAATATCGCGTACCACCGTATGGCTTTACCATACAAGGAGCTTTCGTAGCTTTACGATCAATTCCAAACTTAAACCAGGTAGAAGCTAGATGATTACCCGCTTTAGCATCCGTTAATAAACGCTCGTTTACAGCGTCGCTTATATCCGTGTAAAGATCCGCTGGCTTCTCCGTTGGTAACACGTTTGTGGCCATCGCTCCTTGCTCGTCCCTGCCTAATAAACTGAGTATCTGTATCCCATTATTAGACGCGTCCATAGCACACGGTAAACGCGTGGTAAATCCTTTGCCTACCTTCAGGTACTCCGCCCACTCACGACAAAAAGCTAGGAACTGCCACGGCTCTTCAGCGACCGTCCACCAATCGTTCGTTCTTGGATCGTTATGTACCTCGATGATTTCCTTCCTTCTCGACTCTACCCACTCGACCCTTTCGTCGAATGTAAGCTTGCTTTTACCGAAGCAGTTAGCCCCGTGTATAGCGAGCCATCGAGCGTCGGCATCTGTTGTAATCATCTTCGGTGTAGCAAAACGCAACAATGACTTAGATAAATCCGTACCTTGTGGTGATAGAAAGAATGGTATCGGATACATACGACCACGAAAATCGAGCTGATGCGGGAAGTAAAACTTGTTTTTAGACTCGAACTTCTCCGCCGTCCAAAGCGTTTTCATAATCGCTAGTCTCCTGGATCTCATCGAGATGTTTAAGTTGTGTATAACTCCGCACTTACGACTGTACTCCTTACGTGCTACATCATCCGTCTCATAGATAGGATTCCACACGGGTAACTCGTAGTCACTACGGCGTACCATCTCGCCGATCTCTTTGTCGTTTTGCCACGCCCATTTAGCGACGCCTAAAACGTCGTCATTAACTTCCCAAGCTGTTTTTTGGACATGGTTAACGCCATTAACGACGTCTTTCATCTCTCCAAACTTCAGAGAATGTAGGTAGTTATAATCGTAGGTCTTAACAAAAGGTAACGGCGGAACTCCCTCAACGTCTTTATATCCGCCAACCCAAACGGACGACCATTCTTCGGGGAGTTCCACCGTTGGTAACCACAAAGGTTTTAAAATCTCTTGGTCTTTATTGTACTCTTGCATCCACTCGAACAACTCGTCGGTAGCTACAACATACATTACAGACTTCTCACGCTCACCTAACATCCTGAATGCGATGAGATATGTGCTGGTTCTGATCAGTTCCAACAGCCAAGCACCCATCGAGGTACGCTCCTTGAGCGACCATCTCTTCCAAGTTCTGATACTTCCTTTGGATGCTTGTAGCTTTTCATGGCGTAAGAACGACTCTCTTTGACGACGATGTTCACGGTCACCATGCTTTTCCATGACCGTCTTTTTAATGTAGTTAAACACTTCAGGATTCTCGTCCTTTAACTGCTTGTATCTACACTCATCTTCCAATGCCATTGCGATAGCGTTTGCTGTCGATCCAAGCGGTCGTTTCTCACCGATTCCATCCAATGTAATCTTCAACGCCAAGTAACAGACTTCATCGATGTCCATGTCCCACATCAACGGCATCCAAAACGGGATGGAGTGGCGATTCTTACGGTGATACTCAATGCGTAGTTCAGCTTCTTCCAACAGCTTTGGTAGGTAGTTTCTTAACAGCCTCTGACCGTATGGTGTGCGAGCTTCTTTCCTGTGCTGACGGGCTGACTGAACGATACGGCGGTAACGGGACACACCCAACTCCACCATATCCTTATTTAATTCGCTTTGACTCATACGCCACACATCCCTTCGCACTCACTCAAGAAGTCAAAAACATTCTGACCCTTGTCTATATCCGTGGAAAAATCAACTTCGTCTAACGGCTTTAACGATTGATGCGTGTAAACTTTCTGACCTTTAGAGCCTGTATTTCTTATTCTTTTATCTAAGTCTACTGCTTTGTCCCATGATTCTTTATCGTTATTTTTTAAATCGCTCCAATCTTTCTGCGACCTAAACGGACAAAACCAACAAGAAGATCGTGGAGGTTCAGGATATCCATACTTCTTTAACCACGCTTTGCAATCTAATCTGTGCATCCTTCTGTCAACTAAAGGCCACTCGTGTTTAATCCATTTCTCTCTGGAGTCTTTCATGCGTTGAATCTCGTCATAACTTATTCCTATATAGACGGTAGCCTCAACCTCTTTGATCCTTTGTCGTGGTTTATATCCGCACACCTCCCTAATCTTTTTATTGATTGGTTGTATCTTGTACATATTAGTACACTGCCTAGCACCTAGTCCCTTCTCATCGTAAAAAGGTACTTGTATAAACTTACCATCACGAATGCCCTCCTCAACATGTTCAAGTAAACCCTCTTTGTGTTTTACAATGTGTATTGGAAAGGGTAATTCGTTCTTCAACCACTCTAAATATTTGTAAGTAGCAGGGGGTTCAGCACCCACATCACTAAATATAGCACAGTCAGGCATAGTCTCTAACTCACCACGTGCAAACATTAAAGCTAAAGTGGAAGACTGTACGCCCGCTCCTAAACTAAGTATATGTTTCATTCGTTAACTCGATAAAATCCGATTATATAGGGTTTGTCAATGCCTTTCCAAAACATCTCGTGCATCTGCTAGATTCTTCGGAGCAATCTTGGCGTACCTCATCGTCGTTTGTATCGAGCTGTGACCGAGCCACTCCTGTACTACACGGATGTCTACTCCTCGTTGTACCAACCTGGATGCACAAGTGTGTCTTAAACAATGCGGAATAAACTCCTTATCGTTAAGCATTCCAAGCTCGGTCTTCATCTTTTTCCAAGCGTGGTTCAATACATCTTGTGTAAACTCAAACAGAAAAAGGTCTGCCTTATGTACCCCAACCTTATAACGAGCTAATACTTCGTAAGCGCGGCTGGTAAGCGGAATGGATCTCGACTTACCGTTCTTAGTTTCCCACAGGTGAATCATGCGTTCGTCAAGGTCTACATCTCTACCCCGTAACTTGAACAACTCACCCGTCCTCATGCCGGTATCAATCAGTACCTTACAGAAGTCAGCTATGTATGGCTTACCCATCGCATGAAACTTCCCCAACATACGATACTCTTCTTCCTCGTTTAACCAACGCATACGACCTTGTGGCTCCCGCTTTCTTTCGATAGCTGGTAACCGCTCGATATAACCGCGTCTATAAGCGTGTCTTAGCATCTTTGACAACGCCGCTAGACGACGGTTAATCGTGCCGTTTGATTTTCGATCGCCTTCGAGGTCAAGTACCAGGTCGTCGATCATTCTCTCGTTAACCTTGTTCACTTGTACGCCGTTCCCCATACGGTCGCATACATCCTCGGCATTTTGTAGGAGTCCCATACCACTTTTACACCCGCGCCAATGCCGTTTGTAAACCTCGTCAGCTAGATCGATTATTTTCATTCGTTATTATTTTTGTTGGATTGTTTTTTCTGTCTTAGATTCCTGAAATACAGGTCATCTTTTCGCCGAACTCTAGGAATATTAGTACGGATGACAAGTATATTTCCATCTTCATCTCGTAAGTTCTTACCGTGCTTGTCTTTAGGGAACTCTTTTACTTGGGTTTTGTTCCAAAAAGTTTCAAACCCTTTAATAACTTCCTCACGAGTAGGCCATTCCGCTGTTAGGTGGAGCCAATCGCCTTGCTTCGCATCTGCGGCATAGCCACGCCATAAGTCAGCTTCTGACATCCCCATCTCTTCAAGCGTAGGTATCTTACTCATATCAGTACCTCCCGATCTACGCTCTTAACGCCCGCTTCAGACACATGATCATCGGATTCAGGAGCGAAGTTCTTACGATCTATTTCCCAAACTTCCCCATCTAATTCGTGAATAAGATCCGCTTCATTCTCAAACCGAAGGTCGTCTATAATCACGGGATGATACTCGTCAAAGAACGCCTTGGTCAGCTTATTACGCATACAGTTCACCCATATATCGTTGTTAATCGTCATCCGTCCCCATTCAGTACCTAAGGTCTGTAAACAGTACCGACCGGTAACGCCTAGATGCGGAATCACTTCGCCCTTTTTATCACCGTAGATATAAGCGTCGTCTACAATCGTCCGAAGCATTTGTTTTAACGGAGATGCAAACGACAATACAACGCCGTTCTCACCCGCTATGAACTTCGCATAGGTCGATTTACCAACGCCTTTAGGGCCTGTCAAAGCGATCAATCGTGGCTTAGTTCTCATTTACCTGTACCGTCGTAGTAGGGCGATTGCATAGACGAAGGCAAGTTTTCTTCCGAATGGCGTTCTTGAGCGCGTTCCCAAGCTTCGCCGTCATCGTCTTCCATTTCTTCGTCTTCATCGTCGTAGTGATCATCGTAGGGACTGCTCAACCAATTATCGTATCGATCAATCATTTGTAATCTCCTTAAATTTTTCTTGAAGTTCTTCTGACATTTTTTCAAACGCTATTAAGCTTGCATCAATACCATAATGACCAAACCACAACTTGTAAGTCTTTTCTAGTAAAGGCACAATCAATTGCGGTTCATCGTAAGCGTATTTATCGATCCAATCCATTAACGTATTTAAGCCTTTGCTGTAAGCGTCTTTACTTTCCTCCTCGTCGATTTTGTAACGTATTGTATTAGTCATGGT